GTTGCCTCACCCCGCGGCTCCAAGATTCAGGGTTTGGCGTGAGCAGTTGGTCAGGCTGCTCTTTGGGCCGAATAACGCTTCTGCCTGGCGCGCCGTCTTCTGGTATGAGGGTGACCTCCACGTTGATGACAAACACAATCGTAACGGGTAAACCGGTTGTGCAGTGTAGTCTATAGTCCAGAGTAGGCGGACACATTCCAGAGAATGTTGGTCTGCATCTTGCGACTAACGTTTTTCAACTTCTTAACCGGCTAGTTGTTTACAGGACTCTGCCGGCCTGATGCTCCGCGTCACCATGAACGCCTGGTTATCCTTGGAAAGTTTGCAGCCCCGGAGCGGTGTCCGTGTTGCGCAAACGGTCTCGGTTCGAGCTACCTGTGGGTACGTCCGACAGACGCAGAACCACCATCTTCCGATTTTCAGTCAGACCCATTAACCCTTCGGGGCCCCCACCTCCTAGGAGATGGAGAGGAAAAGAGCGCACATTTTATCCATAATCGCTTTGCTTCATTGAGTAGCAGAATCTCCGAGAGGTCATCCATTTAAAGCACAAAACCTGGATGTGCTCGCCATTTACCACCGTAGTGCGGCGTAGAGCATAGATGTGCCAACCTACCTTTTGATTCCGACTTATTCCGCTCCACAACTACTTCAGGTGAAAAGAACATTTTACGTAAACTCGAGGGTTGCAAAACCCCCACTAAGCAACTATGATGAGTAACACATCCGATGCACGATTACGACTTTCCGTGTCTATTTGTGCCGCTTATACCCCCATGTGGTTGGCCGGCGTGCAAATTTCCTGTTAGTTGATTGATCTAACCGCTTCCTCTTCAGACAGCTTACTGCCGCGGTTCCCCTGCCAGCCCTCCCCTCGACGAACACAGTCCTACCCTATATCACCGCTACGAGTGGCCGCCCCGGGGGAATGCCGGGCCGGGTTCCACAACCAGCAAAGGTCCAATATCCGGACAGTTGCCTTTCCTATGCGTAGCACCGTTAGGGCGGTGTTAATCAACACCATACTGCATGCTCCCTCCCCAAGTTCCCCAGCCGTCCTAGCAGTTAGGACGGTATCAGGATGCCCAAGCTGGTGTTGAACCAGTCACCGTTGGCATAAGCTGCCTTAAATAGGGGCGCAAAACCCTATACGGTAGATCACTCCTTGAGCTTCCTTCCTCCAAGGAAGAGGTCGACTCTGTTCCCCACAAGGTCAGTCTCGTCATCAGGCCCGTTTCCAACCAACACCTGGTCGAAATGTTCACCGACGGCCCAATGATCTAGACTGGCAACAAGCTGTTGCTCCAGAATCAACTGCTCTTCCACACCGATGCCCCAAGCCTTCTCGAAAGAGGCTCGAGAGGCAGCAGTACATCCCCTCAACTTGTCCAACGAGGCGTAAGAACCTAAACCCCATCTCAAGCGCTCCTCTAGAAAATCCGACGGGTCCTTCAAATCGCGGTAACTTGACAGTTTGCGGAGGGCACCGGCGAAATACGCCTCCAGCAAAGGGATCCCATTAGCTAGTGCAAGTTCGGCTTGACAGACCGCTTTCAACAAAGGACCGGTGAATGCGCGTTGGTTATAATGCCGATAACCAGAGAACGCGTAACTCAACGTCTTGAAAGGGTGCCGAACCATGGTATAA